AGCTCTGCCAGCGGGTGGAAGACCGCCGTGCCGGTGTCGCGGGTGCAACGGTAGGTTTGCCCGGACTGGGTGTAATACTTGCCGCTCAGCAGTTCCATGTTGCCGTTATAGGGAATGGGATCGTACTTTGTGCCGTCGTGGGTTTCGTCGATGCGGGTGAAGAGGCTTTCCGTGCCGACGCCTGGCTTCCACCCGGCTTGCGACGTGTGGGCCTGGATGACTTTGTAGAGGCTGCCGCCGTACAGGAGCTTGTGGCCCACAGTGTAGCTCTGGCCCTCCGCCCACTCCGGGTAAAACTCCCGCATACGGTACGCCGTCGCATCGTCTACGGACAGCGTATTGATCTGCTGCCGCAGGAGCATGGTCGTCACCTCTTCCTGCGACAGGGGACGGTGCTTTTCCTCTGCCTCCGCCCGCGCCTGCGCGTCTTGCAGGACGGCGATTTCTTCCGTTGTTATGTCGTGGATTGTGCCGTTTTCGTAGATTTTCATGCCGTCTCCTCCACCTCCAGCACCTGCCCGTTCAGCACGACGAGCAGGCTGTCCTTGTATACTGGTTTGGTTGCCATGTGTTCACCGTTCTTTATGTTCTTGTGCCGTAGAGAAAAAATTCGCATCCTGCGTATATGGGGCGGCTTTTGAAGCCTACTTCCTTTATCGGGTATAACTTCGGCCTGTCGTTGATATTTGTATGCCCGAAAATCACTTGGTCATTTCCGCTCCTGACTGCCGTTAAAGATGTTCCTTCCCATACAAATTTGCTATATAATCCTTGCGAAAAGTACCTCATTTCCCACGCGCCATCTCCTGATAGGTACCCTTCTTCCCACACGAATAGCGTGGGATCGCTTTTTGATGGCATTCTAAGCCGCGTTGAGGCCAGCGGGCTTGCAGCATGATCGGATGAATGAATCTTTCCATTTATCGATGCGAAGCAATAACTTCCAAATTCTGTCGTCCCCGTATACGCCGGAGAATATGCGATGAGACGAAAACGCTTTAGGTTAAACGCATTACCATCGGAATCCACGTTGATGCTTAAAGCATTGGCCTCTTCTGCGTCGTCGGCGATTTTTATGAAATTGATCAGCTCCCAATTCTGGCCCCCGCTCGGCATATCCACCGCTTCCGTCTCCGTGATCTTGCCCGCCGCGTCGACGGCCTTGACCCGGACGATCTGGCCCACGGCGGCGGAAGCGGGGGCGGGGACGGAGGTTCCGGCGAGAGCTGCGGCTGCCTCGTTCGCAATCTCGGTTTTGTCCGCGTCGGTGAGGGTGTAATCCTTGCCGGGCGCTCCCGGCGGGCCTTTTAGGTTTACGGGCGCAGGGTTGGCCTTGCCGCCGTCGTTCGTCCAGCTCAGATCGCCCGCAGCGGAGACGGACGGCGTGAATGTCGTGCCGTCTGCGCCGGGTGCTCCATCCTTGCCGTTCGTGCCAGCTTTTCCCGGTGCGCCGTCCTTGCCGTTTTTGATCTCAGCGGTCGTCGTGCCGGTTTTGTCGGTGATGGTGATTGTCGCGCCGGTGCCGGTTTCGGCCACGGAGGCGGAGGGGCTGAAGCCGTCCTGTCCGGGCGCGCCGTTGGCTCCGTCCTTGCCGGGGCTTCCGTCTTTGCCGGGCGCTCCCTGCGGGCCGGTTGCGCCGGTGTCGCCCTTCCCTCCTTTGAGTTCAGCGAGGGCGATCAGGTTTTCCCACGTCGCGCCGCCGTCGTTGGAATACTGGATATAGCCGTCTGCGGTGCGCAGATCGATGGAGCCAGCGCCGCCGCTGCCGGTTTTCGCCGCTTCGTTGATCGCAGCTACCAGATTGTTTTTGGCGGTGGTGGTGAGATCGGCGAGATCGCCGATGATCTCCTGCAGCTGCGCCCAGACGGGGAGCGTGGGATCCGCCGAAGGATCGCCGGACGGATCCACCGCAGGCTGCACCTTGCCGAGCGATACCCAGACGGTCGGCAGCACGACGCCAGAGGCGTTCGTGCCGTACACGCCGACGCGGGCATAGCGCCCCGCCACGGTTAGAATCTCGGGCGGGACGGTCACGGTATCGCCATCCCATTTTGCCGGGAGTACGTCGATGGTGGCCCTGCCGTTTGTAAAGACAGCGGTCTTCGTCAGCCCGTCCCAGTCGGATGAAAACGCGAATTCGACGCTGACGGCCTTCGCCATGCCCGCCGTCAGAAGCTCCGGCGGCGAGCACAGATGCGCGCAGGCTTTGGTGATGTGGATCTGGATCATGTTATTTCGCCTCCTAGCCTATCGTCGTTCCGTTTACTCGGATTTTTCCTGTGCTTGTTACGTCTATAACGCCTCTGGTTGCGGCGTTATAGCACAGATATATCGCACGCCCATACATTGAACCAAAATATTGGTTGTACGCTCCGAACGTCATCGGTACCGCCATCGGCAGCAGCATATTTTTGTTTGGGGCAACGTAGATCCCGTTATCTCCACGCTGCAGCGCGTATGGTGTTTCCGTTGTTCCTCCGCCGCTGCCCGGCGGACCTACGACGTACTCGACGATATAACTGCCGGAAATCCGCGCGACCTTGACGCGGTCGCCTGCGGCGAAGGTGGCCGACGTGTTGCACTTGTAATGCTTCGTCGTGGCTTCGGTCTGCCCCTCGAGGATGAGGGACAGACCGTCGTCATAGACCGCGCCGACGGTCGCCAGAAAGTTCTCCGGCAGGTTTTCGTCCGGGATCTCGATATTCGTCACAAACAGGCTATCGATGCCTTCCATTATGCGATCACCGTCCTTTTTGCGGAATGTGTCATGAGGCTTCCGGCCTGCATCGTGACCGACCAGCCGGTTTCGAGGTAAATTCCGCCGATTTCGTCGTGCGTCAGGGCGAGGATATCTCCGACGCCATGCCCCGGCTCATTGAGCGTGTAAAATGTAATGGCGCGCGTAGCAAGCAGCGACTCGTTGCGGCGCTTGTCGGCGTAGGCCTGCAATTCGTCCTGCGAGGCGATGTTGTCCACCCGCTCGACGGAGGTTATGCGCATGCCGCGCTTGAATGTGGATTTCTTGGAGGCCGGATTGTCGTTGACGGCCGTCGCCACCATGGCTGCGTCCATGTCCGGGTTGTTGCAGGTCACGACGAAAACGTTCGGCGCATCAAAAATGTCTGTTTCGTCCGACCAGTCCGGGCCCGGATGTTTCTCCGGGAGAAACAGGTCCGTCACGCCGTAGCGCCAGTCGATGATGGCGGCGGACGGCTCCTGATACGGTTCGAGCCTGCACACGCCGTCCGCGTCGAACCAGAGGCTTTCATAGTTGATCTCCGAGAGCAGCGTGTTGATGATCGTCAGGTAGCTTGTTCCGATTGGCCAGTCTTCGCGGTCTGTCGCCAGCACAGCGGCGTTCGGCGTTGCGATCACGAGCGAGATGCCGCAGGCTGTCAGCAGCTTGCGGATCTCGGTGATGTACGATGAGCCAGCGGCAAGATGCAGGATCGTTTCGGTTTTTTGCGTATACACGCGCCAGCAGCGGTCGTAGGCTTCGATCTCTACGCGCGTGCTGCCCGCGCTGCCTTTTTTGCCGACGGTCGCGGACTGATAGATACCAAGAGAGTGCTCCGTCCCGTTTACGATGATCCATGGCCGCAGCTCGTCCGATTCCCACGCCGCTATGGCATTGGGAAGAAAGCTGCCCTTGAGCGTGCTGTGGATGTTCGCAGCGCGGTCGCTCATGATCTGCGGCGGGCTGCCTGTGTCCCATTGGAGCTGTGTGATGGGTGCGCCGTTCCGGAGCACGTCGATGCGGTAGCTTACGTCACGGATCAAGAGTGATCGCCTCCTCGTGGTGGATATTCTGGATCTCGAACGAGTACCGGCTCATGATCGCGTCGGCGTTTTTCTCCAGCGCGGCCAGATAGCCCGTGACCATATCGCCCTGTGTGGTCTTCGCGCAGACGAGCCGTCCGACGAGGGCTTCCAGCGCCAGCGCGGCGGCGCGGTTTTTGGCCGTAAACGCGCAGGAGATCTGCACGGCCATGTCGCGGAATTCCGTTCTCTCCGCGACGGGGTAGGCGAGGCCGGACAGGTGTACTGTCGAGATCGTGGCGGCGCGGCTGATGCGGTTGGTGCGAAGGATCGTTTCGGACAAAGGCAGGCGCTGCCATGTCCCTGACTCCAGATCGCAGATCATGGCGGTATCCGGCAGGATCTCTGCTGTCACGGCGTTGGACACGCCGTAGTTGTCGCTGTCGGCGTAGCAGCCGCGCACGCGGTAGGTCACGCTGCCGATGCTGGTGTGGTCGACGTACTGCTTTTGTGCAGTGCGGGCGATGGCGACGCCGTCCCGCTCGATCAGATAAAAATCATAGCTGCCTGCGGTCTGCCAGGTCAGCGCGGCCTCATGGGCCGCGTCGACCGACAGTGTGATCGCCTCGCCCTCGGTGTGCGAAACGGGGAGCGAGGCTGCGCTCCACTCGGACCACATGCCGTACTTGTTCTGCACGCGCACGCGAATGGTGTAGCTTCCGTCGGCGAGGTAGACCGGCGAGCGCCATGCTTTCTCCGTGCCGTATACCGTGCCGGAGGCGTAGCCGCTCGAGAGCGTCAGCTGATAGGCTTCCTGCTCGGTGGTCTGCCAGGTGATGCGCGGGCGCGGGCCGGTGGACTGGATCACGATGGACGGTGCGGACGGGGCGTTGATGGCGATAAACTCGGCCTTGTCGCTCCATTCCGACGGCGTGCCGTCTGTGTTGTAGGTGCGGACGCGCCAGTATTTTGTTCCGCTTGTGAATTTGTTCGCCGGAACGTCGTAATACTGGTTTTCTCCCGTGACGGTTGCAAGGGTATTCCACGTCGTGCCGTCGGCGGACCATTGCAGATCCGCCTTGCTCTGCGGCGTGCCGGTGGAAATGATGTGCTTCCACGAGAAGCGGTTGGCGATTGTCGCGTCGATGACGATGCCGGAAGGGGAGACGGGCTTGGCCGTCGGGGTAACGTCTGTTGTCGTGATCTCCTGCCATGCGGACGTTGTTGTCGTGCCGCTGTTTGCCGTCACCTTTACGCGCCATTCGAGCGTTCCGGACGGGAATGTGTTTGCCGGGACCGTGCAAGAGGTCGTCGGGCCAGATACGCTTATCGTTTTTGATGTGCTTGCGTTTTTTACGCGCCACTCAAAAACAGCGGAGGTTTGTTTTATCTCCGCGAAGCACGTCTGTGTGAGATCTGTGTCGTCAGTGGTATCCCATGTAAATGTATTTTTTTGCGTTCTGTTCACAAAAGCCCCTGACGCCGGTGCGAAATTCTCCGCCTTTATTCCTACATTATCATTAGAGTATTCGCACTCAAGGAATGGTTTGTATGATGACTTTGCACCATAAAAAATCGCCTCTGATGCGTGTCCTTCTCCGCCCGTTATAAATGCAAACAAAAAGCCGTTGCGCAGACCGTGCTCAAGTCCATTTTTCTCCGCTGCATTGTATTGTGACATTGTGAATGTCACCTGCGCCTGTACAACTTTATTGAGTTCGTTCCAACTTGCCGACCCGCTTGTTGATCCATCTTTCAACTGCTGCGGCTGCGTCGCATATGTCGCCGTACTTACATCAAGCGGTTCTTTCAGCCCGAGCGCATAGGCTGATATATGCGCTGCCCCCCAGCTCCCCAAGATGCCTTTCGTTGGCATTGCATATAGTACAAGCTTAACCTTTGTAATGCGTTTGTACTTGTACGCTGCTGCCGGTTCTCCGAATTTCAGTAGTATGTTGTCCCACCCTCCGAACGTTCCGGAATGGTTTGTAAACGGCTCCACAAACAACTTGTATTGCGTAAGATTTGAGAAGTTCGTGTTCGGATAGTTCTTCGCGACTGCTGTTGATCCACTCGCCGGTACTGTAAAGGTTGCCATTTACTTCGCCCCCATTCTGGCTGTGATGCGTGCGTTTTTGGCGATGCGGAGGATGGTGTCGAGGTCGTCGACGTGGTCGACGTAGACGGTGGTGTTGTAGGTATCGCCGGAGGTGTAGCGCGTTTCGCTGGCTGTCTGGATGCGCGATCCGGACGGCAGGAAGATCCGCTCGAGGCCGTTTTCGTTCACCCGCGTCCATCCGCCTCGCCAGTTGTCCGTTCCGGCGGCGTTGCCGCCCAGATAGCGGCGAACCCATTCGTCCTCTGTGATGCCGATGGTGGATGGGTCGCCGCGGGCAATTGCGTCCTCGTAGGCTTTGGAGAGGTCTGCCGCGCTCTGCCCCCACTGCTGCTCTGTGTAGCTGTCGAGCAGATTTTGGTAGTTGTTGCCGTTGCCGCTGGAATAGCCAAAGCCGAGCGCGTGCGTCAGCTGCCCCCAGCCTTCGCCGATGTGGCCGGTCGAGATGTTTACTACGCCCTTGATGAGTTCCGCCGCGTCGGCGATGAGCGCCATTACCTTTGCGAGTGGCTGCAATGCCTTGGTCAGCGCCGGGACGCGGTTGTTGGAAAGATCGGACATAGGGTTCAGAATATCTCCGACGGTATCCAGCAGCATGCCGAACGAGTCGACAATGCCGGAGTCCTTGAGCGCCTTGCCGCCGTCCTTTACCATGGTGGTCACGTCGCCGTAGAATTCTTCGAGATACGGGGCGAATTCGGCGGACAGCTGGTTTTTGACGCCCTCCTGCGTCTTTTGCAGGCGCTGGTATGCGTCGTCTACCGCGCCGAGGGCAGAAAGCGCCTCGTCGTCGAGCACATACCCGACGTTGTGCGCCTCGTCTGCGTATTCCTTTAGAGTTTTCGAGCCCTGAATAATCAGAGGATTTAAATCCTGCGCCGAGCGGCCAAAAATGTCCATGGACATTGCATCCCGCTCGGTTTCGTTTTTTACCTGCCCGAGCGCATCAATCGTTTCGTAGAAAACGTCGTTCGCGCTGCGCATACTGCCGTCTGCGTTGGTTACGGAGACACCCAGCGCCTCAAAGGACGCCTTTGCATTTCCGGTGCCATTCATCGTATCCTGCATATTATTGGTCAGCTTTCGGAGGCTGCCTTGCAGGGTGTCGACGGATACGTCGATTAGCTCGGACGCATAGGCAAACTCTTGCAGCTGCTGTGTCGACTGGCCGGTCTGCATGGAAAGCGTGATGATGTTGTCGGCAAAGGCGGCGGACTCCTTCGTCATGGAGATCATGGCTTTTTCTGCCTTGACAATCGCCGCCGCGACGGCAGCGAAGCCGCCCGCCAGCGCCAGCGACTGTGCATCGAGGCTGCCCATGGCGTTCATGGAGGACTTCATGCCGTCCGGCAGCTGAATTCCGAGCTTGGACGTCAGGCCGTTCACCACGTCGCCGAGGTTGCCCATGCTCTGCCCGGCGTCCTCGGTTGCGGTGGTCGTGTCTTCTATCTGCTCTGTGTTGTTTTTCAGCTGTCCGTTCAGCTTGTAAAGCTCGGCTTCCGCGTTATTGAGTTCTTTTTCCCAGCGCAGCGTTTCCACTGCGTTTGATCCGTAATTTTCTGCTGCTTCTTCGAGCCCAGCTTTCAGGTTATCGATTTTGTCATACTGCAGGCTGATTTTTTGGGTTAGCAGATCCGTTTTTGCCGCCGAAAGTTCTGCTGATTCTGCGTTATCCGCATATTTTGCCGATACCTTCCGCATCTCGGCGTCCAGCACGTCCATGCTTGCGCTGAGCCGTTCGATATTATTGCGGTATTTTTGTTCTTTTTCACCTTCCATGCGCTTTTCATTTTCGCGCATCTGGTTATTAAGATCGTTCAGTTTCGCTGTTGCGTTTTGCAGGCTGGCCTGCCACGCCATTGTAGCTTTGCTGGATTCTCCCGTTTTTTTTACGGAATTTTTCAGAGCCTCCTGCATATAGCGGATCTTTTCTGTTTGCGAATAGATCTGCCGTTGCAGGATGTCATTCTGTTGCCCTAGCAGCTTTGCGCTATCTGCATTTTTTCCATACGCAGACGTTACTTTCCGCATTTCAGCGTCCAGCACTTTCATGCCGCTGCCGATCTCGGAAATTGCCTGCTTGTATTCTTTTTCGCCCGAAAGCGTAAATTTTGTATTGATGTTCGGCATGTTAGGTGCCTCCGTTCAGATAGGCCGACAGGCTCTGCGGCTGTTCCTGCTGCTCCGGCTGCTTTTGCGGCGCAAGCGCGTCAAGCAGGAGCGTTATGCGGCGCGGGGACATGGTTTTCCAGAAATCCCGCTCCGGCAGATGCAGCCGGAAGAGCCAGATTGCGAGGAAGCCGGGGAAATCAAAGCCCAGCTGCTTCGGTTTCCCCGGCGGTGTCAGTTTTTTTCGTCTTCCGACGTTTTTTCACCGAGTTCTTCCTCCGGCGGCGTGACTGCAGCCTGAATCATCGGGTAGATCCGCGTCCCGGCCTCGAGCGTCTGGTGCATGGTGATCTTCCGGCCCAGCTGCTTGCTGGTAAAGCGCAGCGGAAGGCCGTTTTCGTCGGTGATGCCCTGCGTGTCTGCGGCGTCGGTCAGCATGGCGGCCAGGAAGGCCAGCGTGCTTTTGAGGCCGTGCACCGTATTCAGCGCGCGCAGCAGATTGCCGTCGTATTCGTCCTGCACGTCGGCAAGGACGTTCATGTTGCAGGAGAGCCGGTATACCCGGCCCTCGAATTCATAGTCAATGGTTTTCAGTTTGGTCGTCTCCATCAGGTTTCACCCAGCTTTCCCTTGATCCATGCGACGGCTGCCTCTGCGGTGTCGACGGTTTCAGTTTCGAGCAGCAGCTCGTCGGCGGAGTCGTCTGCGAGGAATTCGCCGGTCGTGGTCGGCGTGTTGAACTGGATGTTCTCGCCCTTGGTCTGGTAGCTCAGCGAGGGCGGTCCGAACAGCACCTTCGGCACCCACACGCAGGTGTACTTGGTCACGCCGTCGATCTTATCCGGCGCGTAAAAGCCGACACCGACGTAATTCGCGATGTCCTTGGCCGAGAATTTCAGATTTTCCTTGCTCGTATCGGATGTGCAGCCGTAGAACATCGCCTGTGCGGCCCTTTTGATGTACTTGACAGCCAGCGAGATCGTGCCGCCGGTGGCAAGCTTGATATACTCGGCAAGCTTGGATTCTGCGTACAGGCGGCCCTCGGCGAACTTGAGTTCCAGCTGCGCGCTCATGGCGTCGCCGACGTCGGTCGGCTCTGTGTAGGTCACGGTGCCGGACGTGTTTTTATACTTTCCCGCCCGGATGCCGCGTAAGTCAAAACTAGGCATTACAGTAAGCCCCTTTCTTTCAGCTTTTGTGTGAGGATTTTTTCGAGTTCCGCGTCGACGCGCTTTTTCGCGTTGCGGACGCCCTTCGTCCAGAAGTATGTTCCTTCGATTTTTCCGTATTGCTCATGGCGGCCATAATTTAAAACAAAAAGCACGGTCGCCCTGCGCGTTCCGTGCTCGTTTTTGCCGACTGCCGTGATGGTGATATACGGATCTCCGTTTTTGTCCTGCTTGATGGTTTTGCGGTATTTCACGCTGGAGGCGTAGGCTTCCGTGCGGAACCCGCTCGCCCGGACGGCATTTTGCAGTTCCTCGACGATGATATCCCCGGCGGCGTATAAAAGTTCCTGCTGCGTTTCGTCGTCAAATGCGTTTGCCTTTTGGAGCGTCGCAATGAGCTCATCCGTGCCTGAAAACGAGATCTTAGCCATATTCCGCGCCCTCCGTTTCGGCGATGAGCGCGATCTGCGTGCGGCCTGTTTCCTTGTCGTAGATTTCCATGTCGACAGTGGCGATGTAGCCTGCTGTCTCCAGCGCGGCTTTTGCGCGCTTCAAAAGTCCGGCGGCAAAGCCCTCGGCGAAGATGGAAACGGCGTACTGCACGCCGGTCTCGGCCTCGCCGCCCTCGGCGTAGAGCTGCCCGGACTGGCCGAGCAGCTGATAGGTAATGTAGGTTTCTTCCCCGCCCTTGTATGGCGGATGGCAGACCGGAACGCCCATGCTTGATAGCGCCTCGTAGATCATCATGCGCCGTCCCTCCGTTTGCAGGTCAGCTCGATTTCCTCTGTTTCCTGCCCGTAGCTGCGGACGATGTCAAACACGTCGGAGCCGCAGACGAGCTGCTGCTCGCCGCCGTATTCCGCGCTGTGCATGCGGAAAATTGCGTCCGTGCGCTTGCCGGCTTGCGCGGCCTGATAATACTCTGCGCGGTTTACGGACTTGCGGGCAGCCCAGACGGTGGTCTCCCGCTCGAGCTTTTCCGCCGTCTGGCCGTTTACGATAGGGTAGGAGAGCAGGCGCAGCGTGATTTGCGTATCAAAGATCACAGCACGCGCCTCCTGTTCCGCCGCTGGCCGGGACTTCCCGGTAATCGTCCGAGAGTCCCATGGCGTCACGGATATCTGCGAAGCAGGTCTTCCATTCCTCTCCGCGTCCGCAGAAATCATGCTGCCAGCGGACGTAGGCGCGGACGGCGTCCTTTACCAGCGGATCTTCGTCCGCTCCCTCTGCGCCCGCAAGGTGCAGGCGCATGAGGCAGGCGTCGATCTCGTCTTTGAGCTCGTCGTCAAGGGCGTTTGTGGTCAGCCGCAGGGCGGTTTTTGCAACGTTGATCAAAGCCATTGGTTATCCCTCCCTGTTGGCCGCGCGCCGTCAGGCTTTCTTCTTGGTCAGCGTGACGAGGCTGTTGACATCGGCGCACGCGCCGTCGGCGATCTCGATGGCCTTTGTGACCTCGTCGTCGGTGTCCTCGTCGGTGTAGCGCTTTACCGTCATGCCCATGTTCTCGTTCCAGAGGTAGTACGCCGGATCGAACATAAAGGCGAAGACGGTGTCGGCCGTGACCGACGCCGCAAAGGCCGGCAGGTAGTCGCCGGTCAGGATGACCTCGCGGCCGAGGATGTAGTTGACGGGCTTGCCGTTGATGCCGTAGTTGACGCGCGCGACGGGCTGGCCGTTGTTGTCTACCATGCCGACGATCTGCGTCTCGAAGGTCTTCTTGGACATGAACCAGACCGCGCCGTCATATGCCTGCGGCAGCGCAGCTTCGGCCTTGCACAGATCCTTGTAGGTCAGAGCAGTTGTCGCGGCGGCAATGTCGATGTTCTGGCCGGTCGGGGCGGTCTCCGCAAGGATTCCCTTCGGCATGCCGGAACCGGTGCCGTTGATGATGGCCTGCTCCTTCGCCTTTACCATCGCATTTGCGACGTTCCGGACAAACTGTGCCTCGAACATCGGGTATGCCATAATGGAAACTTCCAGCGACATGGAGATCGCGCAGCGCAGCTTGTGGTACGCAAAGACGATCTTGCCGGTCGAAGTCTTCTGCTTGTCGGAGCCCTCACCCTCGGCGACCCAGGAGGCCGTCGGCTTGGCCGAGCTGGTTGGGACCTGGACGCCGCCCGCGTAGGACGTGTGTGTTACGCGCGGCAGGATCATGCCGATGGCTTCCATCTTCTCGTAGATCTTCTGGATGGTCGTGGTCGGGATGACGCTGCCGACGTCGGAGGTCTTGGTGTTGGCGTCCACGTTGGTCAGCTCTGCGGGGATCTTCTTGCCGGTCAGGACGTAGTTCATAAAGGCTTTCTTGTACTCGTCGGTGTCGTACCGGTCGAGCACGTCCGGAGTTTTCGCCGTGCCGGACAGGTCGATGGACTGTGCCGCCGCAGCCGGGGCCGCGACCTTCTGGCCCGCAAGCGCGTTGAGGTTCGCCTGAATCTTGGCTTCCTCCTCAAACTTGGCGTCGAGGGCCTCGACTTCCTTCATCTTGGCCTGCGCCTCTGCGGTCTTGCCTTCGTCCAGCAGCTTCTTGGCGTCGTCCATGAGCTTCTGGCGCTGGATGTTGTAAATTTCCTTCGTCATTTCAATTCTCCTTTGAGTTTTAAAAATTTCAGTTTTGCTTCTGCCTGCGCCCGTTCTGGCATAAAAAAATCAGGCTCTGCGTCCTGACCTTTTAAAAAGTTTTCCGCGCGCCGGAGCGCGTCTTCGCTGAGCATGCCGGAATAAAAATCTGCCGCCAGCGGCTTCTGGCCGGTGTCCGGCTGCATCACGCGGTCAACGAGTCCGAGTTCTACGGCCCGCTCCGCTGTGATCCATGTTTCTGCGTCCATCATGGCGGCGATCTCCGCCTCTGGCCTGCCTGTCTTGGCGACGTAGGCCGAGATAATGGCGTGGTTGGCGTCGCGCAGCGTCCCTGCGGTGTGCTCCATCTGGCGGTAATCGCCGCTGGCTTCTGTCTGGACGTTGTGGATCATCATCATGCCGGTCGGCGTCATCTCCGACTCGCCCGCCATAGCGATTATGGACGCGGCCGAGGCCGCGAGGCCGACGATGCGGATGTGGACGCCGCCTGCGTAGCTGCGCAGGGCGGTGTAGATCTCGCTCGCGGCGAAGATCTCGCCGCCGCCGGAATTGATCTCGATCTCTGCCCGCTCACCGTTTCCGGATGCAAGCGCGTCGGCTACGGATTTAGGGCTCGTCGCCTCCATGCCGTACCACTGGTAAAAGCGGTGCCGATTGCTGGATACGATTGGCCCGCGAATGCTGATTTTCATGTTGTTTCATCTCCTTTCTGCGTGGTGTTCCTGTCGACCGGCTGCGTGTCAAGTCTGCGGATGGGCTTGTCTCCGCCGTCGACCGGCGCGAGGTTGAATGCGCGCCGCCATTCGTTCGGCGTCAGCGCACCGCGGTCGACCAGCTGCAAAAGGTTTAATTTCGTCGAGGTCGACGCGAAGTCCCACGCGGACGCCTCGAAGACGATGCGGTTGCCGCAGCCGCGTTCGCGCCTGGAAAAGAGTTTGCGGGTGTATTCTCCGCTCAGCTGCTTTAAAACCGGCTCGATCTCGGCGTCAAAATAGGCGCTCTGTTCATCCTCCGTCGCAATGGACGTGACGATATGCGGGTTCGTGTTAAACAGGGCGTAAATGCGCTGCGTGGTTTTGTCCATCTGAGCGGCGTTCGGCACGTAATCCTTGGGGTCGATCTGCTTTGCCTCCGCCTTTGCGTCGACCGCCGCGACGCCCGTGCCGTTGGAAACACTGAGGAAGCTGTCGGCAAAGTCCTGCGCGCGCTTCTTGATATCCTCCGCGCGCATGGAGGATACGAACATCAAAAGCCAGCGGATGACGGCGCTATTCCGGATGGCCTTGACAATGCCCTGATCCGTCGTGGTGACGATCTCCATCAGCGGCACAATGGCGGGCGCGATGGGATCGCCGAAGATATCGTTCTCGTAGAAATCCCCGCGCAGGTGGATCACGTCGTCATAGGCAAATGTCAGCACATTGCCGTTCTGCATATAAAATTTCAGGTACAGGTTTCCGCCCGCGTCGTAGATGGCGTCGGCCTGCATGGCCGCGACCGGGAAAATGGCGTTCGGCAGGCCGTTTTCATCCCGCAGGATCACGGCGAAGGCGTTGTTGTTGAGGACCAGCTGCGCGGCCAGCTTTTCCTGTAGCATCTGCCCCGTCATGTACTGATTCGGCTCCTCCAGCAGGAAGCGGATGTACGGCTCCGGGTTGACGGCGAGCTTCCGCGCCGAGGCCGTGACCGTCTCCCGGATGTGCTTTGCCGTCAGCTTGCCGATGGCCTTGATCTTCGGCCGGATGCAGGCGCGGACGATATCGGACTGATACATTTTGCCGTTGTAGCTGTAAAAGCCATTCCCGCGCTCCTGCACCATCTGGACGGTCGAGACGCGCTTGGTCGTTGTGATATTCGTCAGGAGGTTTTTAAAAAATCCCATTGTCTCACTCCTAGAGCATACTGGTGTATTCTGCCTGCTTCTGATCGTAGATCGTGTAGGCATCGAGCAGGGCCGCCGTTCCGTCAATGCGGCGCGTGGACTTGCTCGTTTTGTGCGGCTGGATATTGCCGTTTTTGTCCTCGTCGTAGGCGGTGTTTGCGAGGTTCCACTTGTCGATCGGGTGGTTGTTGTAAATAATGCGCTTGGATTTCAAGTCGTTCCCGCAGCGTTTCATGGGCTCGGACAGTGTCTTGACACCCTGATGCACGGCGATCATGGCCTCGGCCCCGAAATAGTCCGCCATGCTGTCGACCCAGTAGTCCGCAGACCAGGCGTCGTAGCCGAAGAACGGCAGGAAAATATCGAGGTCTTCCTGCACCTCGACAAACCATGCCTTGACGTCCTCATAGCGGATCTTGTTTCCCTCTGATAATCTGATCAGCCCGCGCTCATGCCACTTGTCGTATGGTATTTTGTCCTCGGTCACGCGCTTTTCCAAAAGCTCCTGCGGCAGCCAGTACATCTGCAGCACAAACAGGATATCCGGCAGCTCCGGCACCTGAAACAGCACCTTCGCCGCCGTCAGGTCGGTGGTCTTAGACAGATCCGCGCCGCCGATGCCGTATCGCGGGTAGGAAAGCACGCGCTCCTGCGTCTTTCCGTCCGCCATGTAATGCCGCCAGATCAGGCGGCGGTTTTCCCGGTCGAGCTGGAACGTGTCGCGGTTGTCCAGCTGCTCAAAGTTGAGCCAGGCTTCGGACGAGGTTTCGCGGATGTTGAAATCCTTGCAGACGAGGTTGCGGACTAGGGCCGGGTTTTTCTCCGCCCGCTCGACCCGTTCTTTCAGGGCCGTGTAGGACTTGATCGTCCCGAGGCCCGGATTCGCCTTTTTCCAGCACGCCGGGTCTGTCCACTCGCTGCGCTTGTCGAGCTCGTAAATAAACGCGATCCGGCGCGGGTCGTGATACCCGTCCGGATCTTCGTAGCCGTTTATGATGCGCTCGGCCTCTTCGTATTTTTCGTCGTAGATGTCTTCTCGAATGGTACCCGCGGTGGAGGTGATAAATCGCAGCGGCTGCGCTCTGGCCTGATCGCCGTCGGCGACGATGTCGTAGAGGGGCCGCCCGTTTTTCCACTGGTGGAGCTCATCCATCATGGCGCCGTGGATGTTCAGGCCGTCGAGCGTATCGCTGTCCGAGGACAGCGGCTTAAAAACGCCGTCGTTATAATCGCTGTCCACCTCACCGACCAGGCAGCGCGTCCGTTTGCGCAGCGCCGGTGACTTCTGCACCATGCGCTTTGCTTCCTGCCAGATGATCTTCGCCTGGTCACGCTTGGTCGCAACGGCGTATACCTCCGGGCCCGCTTCTCCGTCCGCCAGCTGCAAATACAATCCGACGCCGGAGGCCAGCAGCGATTTTCCGTTTTTCTTGCCGACGATGAGGATCGCTTCGCGGTACTGCCGGTTTCCCTCGATGTCGATAAACCCGAATACAGTCGCCAGCAGCGCTTTTTCCCATAGCTCCAGCCGGACGAGCTGGCCGCCCGCCTTGCCTTTGGAGTGGTGGCAGTAGTTTTCAAAAAATTCGAGGACGTGGTTTGCCCGGCGCGTTGAATAATAAAACTCGGAATCCGCGTTTTCAAGCTGCGCGACCACATGCCTGTAGGTCTTCTGCACCTTGAGGCTCACCGTTTCACGTCCGGACTGGATCGCGTCCCAGTATTCGAGGATGGGGTTGTAGGTCGCCGGGTAGCGCGTGAGTTTCATGCCTCGTCACGCTCCCGGACGAAGGATCCAAAGCCGTCGTCCTCCTGCTTTGGCGCGGTGTCCGGCTTCGGCAGGAGCGCCGTGAGCTGCTTGATGATCTTCTGGTAGTTCGCATTTGTCGAGTTGTATGCCTGCCCGATGGGCCGGGCGCGATCATATGGCTCAAGCCGCTCCGACTGCTGGAATTTCTCCGTCCAGCCGTTTTCCCGCAGGTCGTCCGCCATGTCCTCGCACTCGATGCGCATAAAGGCTGCCTGATCGATGAGGCCCGCGACGGTCCCGGCCGCTTCCTTCGGCAGATTCCGGTAAAGCTTTTTCAGGCGCGCTTTCTCCGCGCGGATCCGCTGTTCTTTGGTTTTTTCCCGCTGATTCGCCACAGAAACCGCCTCCTTTTCGCGTGATTTTTGCCGTCTGTCCGCGCGTGCGCGTAGATTACTTATCGCCGCGCTTTTGTAGGGGGGCCTCGCGAACGGCCTGCGTATTCTTCCGAGGTAGGGCGTGCGGTGATTCAGCCGGCGCCCCGGCCTCGCGCGACGGGGGGGATCGGGTCTCCGGCGGCGTCAAAGAAAATTTTTTGCGTCAGAGATTTTGCGACGCCGTGCCCGTCAAACTGATCGTGGCAGTCCTTGCAGACGAACTCGAGGTTGGAGTAGGACAGGCTGATGTCCGGGTCGGTGATGTTGTCCGGCGTGAGCGCCCGCTTGTGGTGGACGATATAGCCCGGCTTGTCCCGGCACTCTTCGCAGAGGCCGCCGTCGATGGTCCGGCGGAACTTGATATACCCGGCGCGGCATTTCTTCCAGCGCGCGGATGCGTAAAAGCGCGCGGCCCATGGCTGCATCCTGTTCCCTCCAATTCTTCATGCTATCACTGTAGCACAGATTTTAGGCTCTGTTAGCTCAACTTTTTCGGTAGCCCATTGCCCGCGCTGCCTCGTAGACAAAGCGGCTGTACATCCGCTTGGCCGTGGATGTGCTCACGTGTACCTGTCTGGCAGCGGACTCCAGACTCTCGCGCGGCCAAATCCATGTATGCAGGCGCACGATCTCCAGCACATCGCCGCCGTCCCGCCAGGTCTGCACGGTGTTGATGGCGGACTGGATCGCCGTGTAGTCCTCGTACTCCCGTGAGGACAGGACGCGCACCGCAATGTCCTCGACGGCGCGGCCGGTGGACTGCCCGCCTGGCTGTGAGGAATAGCCCGGCGTGATCTTCTGCCTGCTCATATCCCGAACCTGCCGGCTCAGTTTCGGGAATTCGCCGATGGTGCGGCAGACATTCCCGTACCACCAGTATCTCGGTTTTGACACTTTCCCACTTCCTTCCTGCTTCGTTCTAAAACCTTACGCATATACAAGGCTTAATTTAAGCGGCTCCCGTTCCGCTTGTGCTCTTTTGGATCAACTACATATTTATAGTATTGATACCCGTACTTTGTCGTCCGGGCTTCGACGAGGATATAGCCTCGCGGGGCGACGGGCGGATGCTTGGGGCTGTACTCGCGCACGGCCTCGGTCGCCGGCTCCGGCTCGGGTCGGATGCAATTGCGCGTCGCCTTGTACCGGTGGCCGCCGAATTCTTTTCTCCAGTGCGCATGCAGGTAACTGGCAAGTGCTGTGTAGTCCTGGCCGTGGTCGACCTTGTTTCCCTGCTCATCTATATAATAATTGTGCTTTCGCAGGTGCCGAACCTCGATCACGCTGCCGAGCCCCCAAAGCCCGCCGATGGCTTCTTCCGGGATCCCCTCTGTTACCAGGTGCAAATGGAAGCGATTGGTCGTTTTTCCTCTTCCGTAGAAAGCAACGATTTTGGCCTCCGGATAGTGATACTGCATGCGGCGCACAAGGTTGTCGCGCACTCTGCGCATTTCCTCCGCGGTATGTACCTCGTTTTCTGCATCCAATGTCAGGGTGGAATACAGGCTTGTGGGCGAGAAATTGGCGTTCATCAGCGCAACGAGCCGATCCAGCGATTGCTTGCTGTTGAATTCATCGCGCTCCGCCTGCGTCTGGAAGCGCGGCTTTCGCGGTTTGCTGGTTTTTTTGTCCGCGCCATCGGATACGGTATAAACGATCTGCGTACATACCGCCCCTGTAAACAGGCGGCGCTTGTGCCTCTTTGCCATAATTTCTCCCGCCCTGTCTTATTTTCCGAGGCTTGCGACAATTTGCCGTTCGCGCTCTGATAATTCCCATATATGTGCTGCGGCTTTCTCTGCGGCTTTCTCTGCTGCGGCTTTCTCTGCTGCGGCTTTCTCTGCTGCGGCTTTCTCGGATAGCAGTAGGCCTCCGCCGAAAATCTTTTTCCCCATCGGGCGCTGTCTGTCCAGCTTCTCAATCTGTGTGCAGTCCTCGCGCTTAACCGCAAACTCTACACCGTATTGCGCATATTTCTGCAGCATGGCTGCCGTCAGCACATAATCCGGATATGTATATTTCGGCAACTCCCGTTTCGTCTGCGACTTTATCTGCCGCATCGCCCGCTCGACTGCCCTTCCGAGTGATGGGGCGCTCTGCGCGATGTTTCCTCCGAAACTTGTTACAAACGCCGTGCGAACGACTGCGCCGTTTTCATACGTGATGTCTGCATCACAAATGATATGGTTCATCCTCATCGCAACTGATCGGCCGAAGAACGCCGTGAGCGATGGCGCAAAAAGAAAGAACGCAATCCCTCTGTCTATGTAGAATTCGCAGATTTTTGAAAGAATCGAAAAAGGCGGGTTGTCCAGCACGACGCAGCCGTCCGGATAGTCAAAACGCTCATAGTCCCCACCCGGATAGAATGGCCGCACGATGCATGCCGGGTCAATCCCATACTCACTGCACGCCCAATCCCGGATCGCATCATAAACAAGCGGTGGCGTGTAGCAGTCGTCCGTTGTCTTTTTGGGTTTGAATTTCTCCGTGAACGCATCGTATTCCGGGTTGTCGTCGAATAAGCATCCCTGTTCCCATTGCATGCTGTAGCCCTCCTTTGTTTTTTCTGCCCGCTCAAAGCGTGGCCGGAGATTCCGGCCATGCGTTCAGCGGATAGCGTCTTCCAATTCCTTTATTGCTTTTTCAAGTCTGCGTTTCTGGCTGCGCAGCTCGAAAAAAACCAGCACGCCCAGCGCGATCCACTCCAGCGCGGCAGCAAGCTCCAAAATCTCAATGATCATTTTCTTCTCCTTCCACTCCTTCCAATTCTCCTTTGCAGTATGTACAGCGGCTCGGCAGGCTCTTTTTCAAACCGCCTTTTTTCCAGAGCTCGATGCACGGTTTCTCCGGTCTGCCGCAGTATGGGCATCGGTATACACGGAAGATATCATCCCAGCGCCAGACCATGCGGACTTCGTTTTTCTCCTTCAAGCCCCATCGCCTCCCTCATTGCTTCAACCAGCCTCTTTTCAAGTTTGTCCTGGTCGGTCTTCACTTCCATCGTTACGCCCTCCTGCTCTACCCACACGCCGTCCGTGCGCTTCGTAAATCCTGCTGGTGCAAAATTTCTGGCGTGTTCCAGCTCCTGCGTATGCCTGCACTGTGGATAGCTGCATTTCTCGCAAGCCTTTCTGTCGCAAAGGAACAGGATATTCTGCTCTTTCGCCCGCGATACGCCGCTCGGCAGAAGAACGACTGGCTGCCCGATCTCCGCCGCGATCTGCTCCTGAATCTTTTTCCGATCTCCGTCACGCAGTGCGACTGTGCATTCCAGCAAAATCATTTTCTATTTTTCCTCCACGTCTTCCGGCGGACGGCTGAACGAGAATTCCTTGCGGTTCCCAACAAACTTGGGCTCCGTCCACCTAATCCCAGCGATTTTCATGCCGCATTGCGGGCATTTTTGTGGGCTGATGATTGGTTCTTCGAGTCTAAAGTCAAGGGTGTCTTCTGCGCCAAGTGGAAAGTTGTACCGTCTTGCATCGTTGCTAATGCTGAATTCGTCGAAGACATAGTTGCATACCGGGCAAACGGGGCACGAGTCCAAGAACCCCTCGCTCTTGCTTCCTCGTTTTTTGATATTTTCTTCTGTTTTTCTCTGATTTTCTTCCGCCGCGTCGTTTTCCCGGATCTTCTGGTAGTATTCCAGCAGCTTCTCCTCGGCATTTTTGAGCAGCACGGTATAGCAGTCCGGCACATCCTCTGGGAACCATCCTGCGATAGGGCCGCCGTTCAGCAGGCACTTGTCGCAGTCGTCCGCCCTGCACGCCCCTATTGCCTGCATGATCTCCGCAAAGCTCATGTCCTTTTTGCCAAGCCGCAGCGCTTCCCGGCGCTTCTTGTCTTTCTTACTCATCCCTGTTCCGCCTCCATTTCCTTGCGCTCCTGCATAAATGCGTGCAGGTAAAGCTGCAGCAAGCCCTGTGCAGTATTTACGTACTTGGTCAGCTCTTTTTTGCTGATCAGCAGCCTTCCGGTCGTGATGATCCGCATGTCCGGCGTGCCGATCACCTGTATGCACGCCGGGTCTTCGGTCTTCTGGCCGTCTGGTGTCATCTCAAAAAGCGGCGGTACAAGCTGATCCATCGTGATTCTCGGCGGGTATTTTTCATCCCGAAATTCAACCTCCCACTTTGCGTCTTCCATTTTCGCCTGAAACGCCCCGAGCTCTCCGTAAAAAAGCTCCATGATTTTCCCCATTTTTGATACTCCTTTCACACTTCCACGCACTCATCGGCGCGGATATTGATGCGTTTGCCGCCGGACTCGATCACATATCCCGGCGCTTTGAACATTGGGTACCGCTCCGCTTGGTATGTGGCTCCGATCCTTGGCTGGTATTCCGGCCATACCGGGACTTTGGCCGTTATGAGGATGTTGACGAGCCTGTGCGGCAGGCGCTTTTCGCCTTCCGGACTCTCGGTGCGCAGACCCTCCAGCTCCTTTGCAAGCTCCCGGCGGCGCTGCTCCAGTCTTTCTGCCTGCACTTTCCCGCGGCACTCCTTCGAGCAGCACCTTGTCTCCATCGTGATCGCGCTCGGTACTTTGTAAAACGTGGCCCCGCAGACCTGGCAGACCAGCGCGACCTTGTTGGATTTGCCCATAGTTTCACACTCCTTCGTCTGGGGGCCGGTATTCCGGCCCCCGCAGGCAGGACGGGCTTTCACCGTCTGCGCACCGGCGCGCCGCGCTCGCTTGTCAAACGCTGCGCATTTCCGGGCGAGCCGCCCTTGACTGCCATCAGGCGGCTTATAAAAAGGAGGCAAGCGATGCACGGAGGCTATGCGAGACCCCCGTGTGGGGTAACGTTGACGGGTTCCATTCGCGCGCGCACGTTCCACACGCGCTTTTTATCCCCGGCGCACAGAGCTTGAGGGAGCTTCCTGTGCGCCGGGTGCAATGCCGGGTGATCCTCCCGCAGCCGTCTCATGGCGGAGCGGCCGCGGCATAAGTCCGATAAAATATGGTTCCCCGGCTGATTGCCTATTCCTTGGTGCTGATATCCTTGTGCAGCAGGCCGTCCTCGCTCTTTTTGAGCGGCAGCGCCCTGCGCCGCACCTGCTCCTCCGGATTCCAGCCGCATTTCAGGCAGCAGGCCGTCGTGCGGTTCATGCAGGCGTTCCCGCTTTTCGGCAGGCCGCACGGCATTCCCGTTCGACATTCGTTTTTTTTCTTCCGGCATTTTTAAATCTCCTGTATATCGATTCCAAATTTTGACCGCATGAATTTCCGGTTGCGCAGATACTCCTTTGTCCGCGTCGGCGCGGACTTCACGTCCTCTACGACGAGCTTGCCACCGAATCGGTACGAGAAGTCCGCCGTGTACCGTACTGCGCGGATGCGCTCGCCGGTTTCGGTGATGTAGCTCTCCTGCAAGGTGAACTGCTGTTGCAGGCGCAGATCGGAGATGATCCCGGCCCGGAGCATCACCATCAGCTCGTCGTACCGCCGCGCCTCCTTCTGGCTGTCAAACCGGACCCCGGCCCGCTCCGCCCGCTCGTTGTGGTACTTCGCATTCCCCCGGCTCCCCTTCGCAAGGGGAGCTGGCGCCGCAGCGCCTGAGAGGTCGAGCTTCTGCCTTGCATACAGCTCCCGCATCCTCGGCGGCATGTCCGCCATGGATTCAAACCGCAGGCCGCTCATTTGGTCACGCCTCCCGCATTTGTCTGATATTCTCCATAGCTGCAAAAATCGTCAGGTTTCGGTGCGTCTTCCGGGGTAATCTGAACGACCTGAAACATCTGGCAGCCATACCACTCTCCACCGTTGTTGTCCGCAAACCACTTGCAATTTTTGCACCGCACCACCTCCGCAACGTCGGCGGCGGGCTGACGCAGCAGAAGCGTTTTCACCCGTTGAGGTGTCCAGTTCGGATTTTCCGCGTTGCAGGAATCAAAGTCTTTCAGCGCCTCGGTTCTGCTGATAAATTCTTCAGTCATCATGCAATCTCCTCATTTTTGCTCCGCAATCCTCACAGTAAGATGCACGGTAGTCATCCCATTCGTGTTCTTCACCGCAATTTGAGCAGATCTGCATGCCGTCTTCTTCCATCCATGTGCCGTACACAACCGGTGCTGCATCAACAGCAGGGATGGCTTCTATTGCCTCCATTGCGAGGTCGATTGCGCCACTGTGATAGCCAAGCACAGATCCGTTTTCGGTTGAAAACCGACGAATCGCGTCCAGCGCTTCTGAGCGACGGATATATTCTTCAGTCACAGCGTTTCCCATCATCGAACTCCTTCCAAGTGTGGTACAGTGCCCATGCCAGCGGGTCACGGACAAACGGCATCTTTTTTGCTTCCGCGTATTTCTTATCGAGGATGCTCATGGCATTCTTCCACGCGCGATCTCCAACGTGCAGTTCTGCGGGAAAGTAGACTCCCTCAAGTCTGTTGATTTTTGCGGCAGTCAGTATCGTTCTTCCGTTCTCGTCCAGAAGGTCTAGCAGATCCTGATTTTTGATGTAAAACACCATTTCAAAGTTCCCCCTCTGGCACGCCGAACATCTCTATGATCTTTTCCATAACCTCACCGATTTCCGGCTTGCCGTCATACAAATAACCTTCAAGGTCATAATCGGACAGTTCTTGGAGATTCCAGTTGTTCTTTACTGCATAGTCGATCATGTCCTTGAGCAGCTTGTTCAAGTCCTCCATTGCAGATCGATATACGGCATATGATTTGCGCGCCGTTTCCAGTTTGTTCTTGACCGCTTCGAAAAGAACTTCATTTACAGATTTAGACATATGGTGTTCCTCCATTTGCAAGTATTTCTTTCATTCCATCTGGAAGAGCAAACGATCCAGGTATCAGATCGAGGATTTTTCTTCGCAGCAGCACTTCTGCCTCCCGCTTGGTCAACTGCTTCTCACGCTGCTTAGGTGGCAGCTCCCCGTTCTTGGCCGCAATGGCTGTCGGGTTATGTTTGTGCTGACCCATTCTATTTCTCCTTCATCAGTGGTGCGTCCTCAAATTCCATTTTTCGAGTGCGGCCGGCCGTTCGTCTTTCACGACTTTCACTTCTCCATAGTCTGAAAATTCAACTTCTACCGTGTCGTCGTTCTTTGGAGTTCCGACGCCGCACTTTGTGCAATGGATTCCAAACTGCCAGCCGCGCCGTGTTCCGAACTCAAAACTTGCTTTTCTGAAGAATTTTGCTTCACCTCCGCAGAACGGGCATGGTTTAAGGTTCGTCATTTCCATTCACTTCCTTTCTCGCTTTTACAATTTCCCGCCGGGAGCTGCGCCACATCATCAGGAGCATTTCCTGGAGCGGCCTTTTTCTGTCGATACGACGAACGCGCTGCCTCACTTTCAGAATGTACGGCAGGAATTTATAACCCAACTTTTCCGGGCACAGAACGCCAACGCTGTATGGCAGTTCGTCCCGGACCTTTTCGTAGACTTCCAGCGGCATGACGTAGTAGTTGAAATCCCCGATCAGATTGTGACCGTTCTTCGAGTGGAAATCTTCGACGGAGGACTTGATCTCGTAGCAGTACACATCGCCCTTCTCGATTCCGGACACGCTGTTGTTGACCGGCTTGAACTGCATATAGTCCACGCGGATTGGAGCGATGCTGCCGTAGTCGAACGTGACTTCCTTTGCCCAGTAGATGCGCGGGTCGTTTTTCGGGTCAATATGTTCTTCCAGCAGTTTCGAAAGCCACTTCGTCGTTTCTGGTCTGTTCATTATTTGTCGGTGTCACCGGCCTTTCTTGCATTTCTTTTCGCCACGGCTCATATTTGGGCTGCGTAGTGTTTGAGGTATATGTCGATGCCGCAGCTTCGCAATGAGAACACTCCCCGTCGCAATATTCATATCCCGCGCCGCACGGGTGGAGCGCGTAATCACTTCTGAGATATGTCCGCATTTGCTGCCTCTCTTTCTATCCTTTCGCAGAGTTCATCTGCGATGTTACGCCCGTACATCAGCTCTTCGAATCCGCATCCGGAACCATCACTGAGCGCGTCGACATCAACTCCGTGACGTTCCAGCCACTCCGCCACCTTCCGGTTGAGCTCTGCATCTTTGTAGGAATAATGCGCGGTAAGCATCATCCACTCGTAGATATACTTTGGTATTTTCAATGCCATTAAGATCTACCATCCTTTTGCTCGTTTCAGCTCGTGGTATGCTTCCTCTCTTGTGAGGAATACAGTTTTTCCGATATTAAAAACGTCTTGCAGCAGGAAGGCGTCCGGCTCAATGTATGGCTCGCTTTTATCCGGATATGTTTCAAATGTCCGCTTTATTCTCCACACTGTATCACCCACCTTGCACGGCAGCACCAACACGTGCCCGTCCTCGTCGGCCTCGGCAAGCTCGCGGAGGCGGTCATAGCTACAAAAGCTCTCCAAGTCGGCAATGCGCATTAGCTTCAACGCAATCTCGTCAGCCTTGTCTTTTGGCAGAACTTCCTCCGGCTCACATCCGCTGTCCTCGTAGGCTGCAAGTCGCAGAAACCTCTCCTCTGGGATATTCCGAGGATACCCGTTTGCAAGGCGGCGCTTGTACTCTTCTCACTGCGCGTCAGCTTCGCGTTTATTTGTCAGTCGTTCCATGTCTCTTCCTCCACATACCGCCAGCTCTGCGGCGGGCGGGTGATCGGCTTGGGTTTTACCTTGAGCGCTACCTCTACCTCATTTGGCACAGCGTAAAATTCCCGCAGTTCGCGCGGGTGATCGTAAATTTTGAAATTGGAGATGTGCCAGCCATACATCGGCGACTGCATTGCATATGCCGCCGCATCGTATGCGCTCATGCAGGCTGCTCTGTAAAATTCTTCATTGTGCCCATACGTGCGATCTTCGATGATCTCATCGCACAGAAATTCCCCGATAACCTTTTGCCGCTTATCCCATAAGCCAGTGGTCGGCGCTTTTTCCGTCTTTATGAAAACCGGCTTGCCGTGATACGTCTCTCCATAATTCTCATCGCCGTCTTTCATAATGGCGAGTAGCTTTTCCTCCGGTTTTGTGCAGTAGATATAGCACTTAAACGGCGTATCCATCTTCGGGCGCGTCTTGCGCACCTCAATCTTTTTCTCACCGCTTATGATCTTCTCGCACCACTTTGGCCTGATGCTGATTAAAACAGCTATCATGCCTTGTCTCCTTCCTCCGACGCTCCCGGCAGCGGCATCCAGTGGGTGACCTCCACGTCTTGCCCCCATGTATCAAACCATTCGCCGTATGCGTAATTTGCAATGAGTGCATCCCCGTCAGCATTTAGCGCAAGCTGCGGCATATCATACTCTGGCGTTTTTTCTGTCACGGAAATCCACCGCTTCTTCTCCCGCAGCGCCGCGTTCTCGGCGGTCAGGCGCTCGATCAGACTGGCGGCCGCGGCGGCTAAATGCTCGACGCACTCCCTATCTTGGAAAATCGGGCACGTCCCACAACTTGAGCAGTCCCTTTTGGCGCATTGCCGCAGCGCCTGCACGATTTCCTTTCCTGTCACGGTTTTTCCTCCCTCCCCGGCGTCAGCTTGGCCAGCATGATCTGGCCGAGATCCGCCACGTAGATCAGCCGCCCGCGGCTGTACACCATCAGCTTGTCATCCTTGATCTCCATCCGGTCTGCCTCGATGTTCGTCAGATCATTGCAGCAGTCGCAAACAAATCTCATGCCGGTGTTCCTCCTTGCTGTGCAGCCTCTGTTATTTCTCCGATTGTCATCTGGCTTCCATCGAAGTTGGCCGCTTCCTGGTTTCTCCTCGCTCCGGCAAGCATTTTCTCTTTCGCTGCCAGATAGAAGCTTTTATCAATTTCAAAGCCGATTGCGCTTCTGCCTGCCTCCGCAGCTGCGCGTAACGTCGAACCGGAGCCGCAGCACGGATCGATCACAAGCTCGCCTGGATCCGTAAAGATCTCGATCAGACGTCGGAGCACCTTCACCGGCTTCTGCGTGGGGTGGATCTTCGGAATGTCCTTCCCGTCCCGCTCCCACTGGAACCAGTCGAACACCATTTTCCCAGTTCCCCGAATGGGCTTCCCGTCCTCTCCTATCTGCCGCCCGTTGTTGAATTTCGGCAGCTTATCCCGGTACAGGACAACCGCAAATTCCGTCGCACCGACGATCCGCATATTGGCTTTGAGCACCTGCGCAGAATAATTCTTGCAGAAGAAAATCGGATACCAGTTTTTAAAGCCGTACTGCGCGCCGTATTCTGCGACTGTATGTATCTGATCGAACGCGCAAAATACGATCATGGCTGGGGCTTTTCCCTTTTCCTTCGGCTCCGGCTTCAGCAGCCGGGAACAGAAGTGCATATACTCGGCGATCTTGAAATAGCCGTCCGAATTAAAAAAGCTCTTTTTTGCGTACTTGCTTTCCCCGTTTGCGTTGTCACCGCCCTTGTACCACATAGGATTCGAGCCATAGGCGTCCGCGCCGATGTTGTACGGGATATCCGCAATCACAAGCTGTGCTTTCGGCACGTTGTACTTCTTGTAGTTCTGAAAATTATCGTGGATGATCTCGCAGCGCAACGGCTTCCCCTGCGCGCTCATACCATCGCCCCCTGCCAGGTGTCCGGCTGATAGCCGAGCTTTGCCACGCTGGCCGACTGGTGGTATTCCGGCCGCTTGAAACTGTAGCCCCAGCGTTTTGCCGCCCAGAATAGGGCCGCCGTTTCATCCGCGGCGTGTACCGTAAGCTGGCGGCCTGCGTAATCCACCACGAAATAGTGCTTGCCGGTATATCCCGGCTGCTCGACGATGTCCGTGCGCCTCGCGGGCCGCTCGCCTGGGTATCCAATGCTGTTTTGCCTCATGGTTTGCCTCCTGTTTTTGTTATAAGGTTTCCTCCTGCACTTTCATGAGCCAGTACGCCAGCTTTTGCAGCCGCGTCTCCTGCGCCAGCAGCGCGTCCGTTGTTTCGTGGTCGACGCGCGGCATCTCGTACAGGAGCGCCCGATCATTCTTGAGATCGTCCGCGTAGGCGTTCACCGCCTCGATCACGTCCGCCAGCTGGTCGGGGCGGAAGTTGACCGGGATCTTTTGCTCCGTCACAGCCAGATCCCCGTCAAAAACGTCGTGAGTGACACGCCGCCGAGGACGGCGGCGATCTCCGCCGCGCTGGCGCAGCCTGCGATGATGCACAGCGCGAAGCCCACGCCCGACAGCCAGATGCAACCCACCTTCGCCAGCCGCCGCATGGCCTTGCGCCACTGGTAGATCGCCCGGATTCTCTCCCGGCGCTCCTCCAGGCTTTCCCCTTCAGGAATTTCCGGCGGCTCATATCCGATCCTCCGCTCTGCAAGATTGGTTCTCATTCTGCCAACTCCTTCCTCCATACCGGGCTGTCCTCCCGGTTCACGCAGTAGCGCATAGTTTCCTTGAATTCCTCGCCTATTCCCCGCTGGCAGAACGCGGCATAAAATATGTTCAGGATTCGCGCGGCAGCAGCGCTCAGTTCCAGCGCGCTGCCGGATAGCGCAGATACCGTTTTTTTGCCGTCCATGCCGATCTCGACGTGTACCTTCCCGTTATCCATTGGTTTCCTCCTTCGTCTCCGGCAGGCGTTCTGCCGATTTCACCAGCGCCAGAAGTCGCTTGTATTTCTTCACCTTTTCCCGGTCGCACTTTGCGAGGTGTGCAGCCCGTTCGGTCATTTCCTCGTTCTCAAATTTGGCTGCGGCGAGCGCTTCGGCCTCATTGTGGGTCGCGATCACAAGCAGCTCCAGCGTGTGCTTCAGCTCAAACCAATCGTCTCCGCTGAGAATCAGTTTCCGCATTCCGCTTATCCTCCTTCGTCTCCTGCATCCGCCTGACGAGCCGCGCCAGACGGGCATTTTGTGTCACGAGCTTCTGCGCGTCCAGATCCAGCCCCTTGCGCTTCAGCCCGTTTATGATCTGCGCTGCCTGGCACTCGCTCACCAGCGCCGCCTCGATCAGATCATGCAGCTCCTGCGCATCCAGCGTCAGGGTGTATGTACGGGCATTTGCCATGGTTAATAGCCTCCTTCGTGTTCCAACAGCCAGTTTTTCAGCTGTACCTGCGCGACCGCGAAGCACAGCTCCGCGTCGCAGTCCTGGACGTTGACGAGTTCTTCGTCGTCCCCGTCGTAGGCGGTTCCCCTCCGCCACACCCGGACGCCCCAGTCCGTTACCTTGCTGTAGGTGATCTCAAGGTGCATAGGGTAGCTCTTCACTTTCTCGGCAAAAAACTTGAGGAAATCATCCATTCCCAAGCTCCTTTCTGAGTCGCCCCGCGATGGCTGCGCAGCGCTCTGCGTGCTCACATCTGATCTCTGTATCCGCGAAGCCCTCAGCGTGCCTCTCGCATGTGCTCCCGTATGCCGTCAGTTTTGTCACCGTCGCTTCAAACAGCGGGCAGTTTTGGCAATAATCCTCTACGATCAGCTTTATCACGTCTTCTTCGCCTCCTTCTGTTCCTGTTCCCGGCGGTATCGTTCCGCCGCCCAGCGGGCAAAGGCGTCGATCACGGGCTCGCCGTTTTCTTCGCCGGGACGCTTGTATTCAAAAGTCTGGCCCGGGAGAAATCTCCCGTCCGGCCCCCGTTTCCCAAAAACGGCGATCATGGTCTCACGCCTCCTTCCGCTCCTCCTGCTTGCCTTCCTTCGCCAGCGCCATGCCATAGGCGATATCGCTCAGACGCTGCATCTGCGCGGGCGTCAGCTTCTCGGTGCTTTTGTTCAGGTTTTCGATTGCCTGCTTTTCCTTCTCGGACATTTGTCTCACCTCACATTTTTGTAAGTGTGTTAGCAATTTCTTAAGCTGCTTACATCATACACTAAGCTAATTAACTTGTCAAGCCCTATTTTTTAATTAACTTAATATTTTTCTTGACTTTTGGTTGTCTGTGTGTTAAGCTGGTTACATAAAGGAGGGATTCAATGCAAACTTTTCAGGATCGGCTTCGCTCCCTGATCGATACGCTCGGCATTACAAAAACAAAATTTGCCGAAGACCTGCACGTTTCGTCCGCATTTGTTTCCATGCTCTGTTCTGGCAAGTCTCTGCCAAGCGACCGCACGATAGCGGATATTTGCCGGAAATATAATGTGAGCGAGACGTGGCTCCGCACCGGCGAGGGCGAAATGCGGCAGAAGCTGACGAGGAATCAGGAGATCGCGGAGTTTATGGGCGTCGTGATGCACGATCCCGACGACGCGCCGCGCAAGCGGTTCGTATCGATCATCAGCAAACTCAGCGCCGACGAGTGGCAGCTGCTGGCCGAGATCGCAAAAAAAATGGCCGAGGACGAATAACCGTCCCCGGCCTATTTTTGTTTCCGCGTCTATGCGATCAGCGTCCGCATAAAGCGCCAGATCAGATCCAGATCCGCATCTGTTGCCAGCCGCAGCAGGCGCTTGATCTCTTTCAGCAGCAAATTCCGTTCCATTTCCATAAGTGCCTCCATTCTTCCACAAAAATCTCTTCTATTTTTTGTTTACTATTGCCGTTGAGGTTTTCTTCCATTTGATTTACAATTTAGATAAGATGTTCCTTTTCATCGCACGATTATCATAGAACATCTGTTCTAATATTACAATTATGAGATTTTACAAAATTATCTTATAATAATTGGAGGTTTTGCCATCATGTACTGTAACAAATGTGGGAAAGAGATCTCCGACGAGGCTCTCATCTGTCCTTATTGCGGCTGCGGCACCGTGAATTATATCCGCGATCAGGCAAAGGCGGAGGCCCGCGTGCAGGTGCAGGCCGCACCGGCGCGGAAAAAGCGCTCGACTGCTCTGTTGCTTTGCATTTTTCTTGGTGGCCTTGGGGCGCACCGGTTTTATGTCGGCAAGATCTGGACGGGGCTTCTTTGGCTCTTTACGCTCGGCTTTTGGGGCATTGGCACGCTGGTTGATTTTTGCCGAATCTATGATAACAAATTTCCAGATGATGCAGGCCGCCCGCTCTATGACGAGTATACGGACGGTTTAACGCCCGAGGAATACGAGGAGGCCGTCGCCGGGCCGCGCAAGGTGCGAAAGATCGTGATCGTTGTTGCGCTTGCGCTGTGTGCCGGCTGCTTCTTGATCCTGCGTGTCATTCCTGGCCTGATGTACGCACTCGGTTTTTGAGATTCGCCCGCGCCGCTGGCCGAACAACGGCGCGGGCTTTTGCTTGCGCAGGCGACTGGGAGCCGTCCTTGCGCTTCCAGAGTATGCCTGTTTTTCGTTTTCAGCAACCACCAGATATTAGAATTTGTGATATTTTTTGAGAAATCCGCATTTTCTGGATTCTCATTTTTGGAAAGGATTGTGGAAACCTTGGAAACCTGTGAAAATCGCATCCGTTCAGAGCGTTTGTCGCGCGGCATGACTCTGAATGAGCTGTCTGACGCCTCCGGCGTTTCCGTCGCCAGCCTCTCGCGCTATGAGCGTGGCTGCGACGTCCCTTCGTCCGCTCTGCACCGGATCGCGGACGCGATGGACACGGACAGCGCCGTGCTGCTTGACCAGCCGGATAAAATGCCGCGCATCGCCGAGCTTGAGCTGCGGCTCAAGCATGCCAACGCGATCATTTCCAAGCAGGAACAGATCATCCGCCAGAAGTCCGCCGAGGCGCGGCGCAAGGATGTTTTGATCTGCGTTCTGGTGTGCATCGTTCTCGTCGCGCTTCTGTCGCTTCTTGTCGACCTTTGTAATCCCAATATCGGCTGGGTCCGCACATGCAAATTACCGCCCCGGCCCGATCAGCCAGAGCGGTATCTTTGGAGGCTTTTGTGGATAATTTGAATCTTGCCAACGTCGTGATCTACGCCCGGTATTCTTCCGCCGGGCAAAACGACCAATCGATAGACGGCCAGCTTGCCAAATGCCGCGAATACGCGCAGCAGCGCGGATACCGCGTCGTTGGCGAATACTGCGACCGGGCGCTGTCCGGGCGATACGCGGAAACGCGGCCGGAATTCCAGCGGCTGATCGCCGACAGCGCAAAGCGCGCGTTTGATTTTGTGTTAGTATGGAAACTCGACCGCTTTTCCCGCGACCGGTACGACAGCGCGATCTACAAAAAGAAACTGCGCGCGAACGGCGTGCGCGTCCTGTCCGTCACCGAGGGCGTCGGCGACAGCAGCGAGAGTGTGCTGCTGGAGGCGATCCTGGAGGCCATGGCGGAGGAATATTCCCGCCAGCTCGCCCAGAATGTCCGTCGCGGGATGCGCCAGAACGCCGAGAAGGGCCTGAGCCTCGGCGGCCTCGCCCCGCTCGGCTACCGCGTCGTGAATAAGCAGTACGAGATCAACGAGGACGAAGCCCGCATCATCCGCTTTATCCATGAGCAGTATGCCGACGGCGCCGGGCAAAAGCAGATCGTTTCCGACTGCGCGCGGCTCGGCTACCGTAACCAGCGCGGGAACCCGCTCACATTAGCCTCGGTAAAGCGTATCCTTGCAAACGAGCGGTATGCCGGCAGGTATGACTACCTCGGCGAGATCGTGATTGAAGACGCATTCCCGGCCATCGTCTCAAAGGATCTGAAAAAGCGTGTGCGCGACCGGCTCAAGGCGAATGCCAAGGCCCCCGGCCATGCAAAGGCGAAAGTTGAATATCTGCTGCATGGAAAGCTGTTCTGCGGCGAGTGCGGCGCGCCGATGATAGGGGAGTGCGGGCGCGGCAGGCACGGCGCGACGTATTATTATTACACCTGCGCCGCGCGGAAGAAGCAACACACCTGCAAAAAGCGCAATGAGCGCAAGGACGAACTCGAAGCCAGTATTGTGGATTATATCGGCTCCTGCGTGCTGACGGACAGCTGGATCGACGGTGCAGCCGAGCGCGTTGTGGCGGAGTATCAGAAGAGCTACGACGCATCCGGCATTAAGCCGCTCGAAAAGCAGATCCGCGACGCCGACAAGGAGATCGATCAGCTTGTCGACGCGCTGATCTCTGCAACGGCGGAAGCCGCCCGCCGCAGGATCAACGAGCGCATTGAAACTGCCGAGGCCCGAAAGCAGGCGCTGGAGGCCGATCTTGCATCCCTCCGCATCGCCAGCCGCGTCCAGATCAAAAAAGAGGATATCGTCGTATGGCTCAACCAGTTCCGCACTGGCGACCGATCCGATCTGGAATACCGCAAAAAAGTCATAGATTTATTCGTAAACGCGATCTATCTGTACGATGATTCGTTCAAATTATTCCTGAATGTAGCAGATTCCGCCCAAGTAACCTACGCCGACGCCCTTGCCCTCGCGCCGCCTTCCGTTTCGGATTTTGGCGCGTCCGGTGTACCAGATATGCACTTATCCGAACACATCATATTTATAAATGGTGTTATTGGAATGATCGTGCAAAGATGAAAATTCCCTCTCCAATCCGGAGAGGGAATTTTTTATTTCACCACATGCTCATAGTATTTTATGAGCTTGCGCTCTGGGCCGGGGCCGTCTTTATCGATCAAAAACGCCTTTGCCAGGGCGGCGTAGAATTCCGGGCGGTTGAGGCCGAATTCTACCGCGACGGGGTAGTAGTCCGAGTACATCATGTTCATGGTCACGCCCCACGCCCAGCGCGGGATCTCGTGTTCCTGAATTCCCATGCTCTCGGCCACCGCCGTTGTCTGCTCCATCGTCCAGTGCGGGCCGGTCGAGCCGTCGGCATTCTGCATATGCTCGGCCCAGTGTATGGCCGTTTCTCGGTCGAACGCTGCCGCATCCGGTTCGTCTGCGCGGCAGTCCAGCTTTTCCAGCCTGCGGATCGTCTTCGCGTACATACCGACTTCCTCCGCGCTGCCGAGCGTCACCGGCTTTTCCATCGCCTCGTGCAGCTTTGTGTAAAGCTTTTCGATATATTCTTTCATCCTGTCATGCCTCCTGGATATACCGGTATAGTTTGTCCACGTCGTTCTGATCAAAGCGCATATCGCCCAGCAGCGGGACGGATACGGTCAGCTTGTTCTCAAAGCGCGGTCGCGCCGCGTTGTAAAGCTTATCGAGATCGATGTTTCCGGCGTCGTCGAAGATCTGCATCATCTTTACCGCTGGATTCTCACGCAGCGCAAGGATCTTTTCACGGCTGCCCTCCATGATGAGCGCCAGCATGATCCCGGCCCCGATGCCCTTGCCGCTTGGCAGGTGCGGGATGACCTCGTTGTCAGCAAACCGTACCGTGCCGCGCATGGCCTGATCTATTGTCACTGTCATACAGATACCTCCGTTTTAAGTTGGGGCGGCTATTGCCGCCCCTTGCATTTAGCCCTCGCTGGTGGTCGCCGTGCTGGTCGGGGCCGTCCAGCTGTTATAACGCTGCATCGGCTCCGTGCAGATGTTGGCAATGGGGATCACCGTCTTAGTCATGCCGGACAGAGTTGCGATCTCGTTCTGCATACAGGACAGGTTCGCCGTGGTCTGCGCGTTGATGACACGCTGCTGGCAGAGCTGTTCTTCAATCGAACGCATTCTGCCGTCCGTGTACTGGTACAGCTCGAGCATTTTCTTGTCGGTGTAAGCGTTCGCGTCGCGCAGCTTCACTTCCGTCTCCAGCTCTGCGATCCGTGCGGACTGACCAGCCTCATAACGGCTGACATAGTGGTTGTCACTGTTACCCGCAGCCATAGCCGCAGCCGCAGCAGGATTCGTGCCGAATCCGCCGAGGATGCCGCCGAGACCGCCGTTCAGAACGCCGAGGCCCGTACCGATTGCACCGAGCGTCACGCCCAGATTGCCCTTGCCATTGCTTGCGTATTCCATAAAAAAATACCTCCGAAAAGTAGTAAACCGGCCGGTTTCTATTCTCAGTCTACCGGATCCCAGTTTTTCGTGGGGGACATTTTTGGGGCACTTCCGGGACATTTGTGTACCATTTGCGGGACATAGAAAAAACGCCCCGAGCGTGATGCTCAAGGCGTTTTGCGTTATGCTCCTGTCAGACGGCGGGCGGTGTTGTAGATGTGCGGCAGGCGGCGGGAGATGGTCTTGCGGTCGATGCCGATTTCACCGGCCGCGTCCAGCTGCGGGAGCCTGCGCACGATATAAAGATTCACGATCTGCTGATCGATCTCATCCAATAAGCCCTCGTCAGCGACGCGCTCCCAGTCGCTGCGCGTGAGGTGTTCCAGCTCCTTCGGCAGAGCCAGCCGCGCAGTTATGCTTTCGTCACTCCCTTCGGCCCGCCGCCTGGCGGAACTTACTTTTCCTTGTGATTCAGCACAGCGATATTGCCCTTGTTGCTCACTTCGAGATCCAGCGCGGCGGCGATATCGCGCACCTTTACGTAGTTCGTACCGTTTTTCAGGATACGCTCAACGGCGACTTCCTTGCCGTCGACGATGATCTTGCTTTTTTCTACCATTTCGGTTTCCTCCTCTGCATTTTTTCCATCTTCGAGGGCCATCACGGTATGGCCCGAGCTTACCAGTACGTCGCCGCGCAGCAGATTGGCGTCCGTCATCAGATACTTGCTGCCAGTCAGCAGCTCGAAGTCTCCCGTCGCAGGCCAATCGTGCAGCATGCAGTATGTCGTGCAGCTGTTGCCCTGCCGACGGTAGAGCGCTTCGACCGACGCGCAGCCTGCAGCCACGGCGCAGAGCGTCATGAGGCCGGAGCAGTCCGTCTCCACGGGCTTTGTGATCTTGCTCACGTCCCATCCGACGGCTTTGGCGGCCTCATACGCCGTGTTCCGGTCGCTCATGTCGTAACCGATATTCCGGTTTTTAATCGCCGCCTCGCACGTCTGCGCGGCCCGCTCGGCCTTTTTGCGACTCTTGTAGCGCAGGACGCCGAGCCAGCGGCCATTGTACCAGCTGGAGATATTCAGCTCTCGCCCGGTCTGGTTGCCGGGCTGCTGGTTCCAGCCGCCTGTTTCGCCGAGGCTGGCCTGTCCGATCTTGATACTCATACCCGCTCACTCCCGTACAGCTCGTGGTGCAGCTGCAGCACGGCGGCCTCGATCAGCTTGTCGATCGTTTCCACATCAAATTGAATGCCCTTCTCGGCGAGGAAGTTCACGACATACGCCTTTTTCGCCGCGCCGTCCGTCGCGGTGTACAGCTGCTCCGCCGCCTTTACGCCGATCTCAACGTAAGTGCGGAGCGTTTGCAGCTTATCCGCGTCGATCTTGGTTTTGAGCCACGGGATCAAAAATGCCGAAACGAGCGCGCTGATGAGCGCGATCACTGCCGAGATGATCTGTGTGTAGTCCATATGTATGCTCCTTTCAATCTTTCAGCACGATCTCTGCGATGCGTGCTGCCGCTTCCGGGCCGTACTTTTCAGCCCATTTATCCATGTACTTCTGCGCGTACTTCGCGCGGTTCTCGTTCTTGGCCTTCCAGAGATAAAACCCGCTGGAAGCCGTCGTTTCAGCCAGCACCGCAAGCGTGATCTCCGTCATGTCTGCGCCTGCCGCGCAGGCGATAATGAGTGCGAGGCTGACGAGCGCGCTGCAAATCAGCCACTTTTTACTGAATTCCATTGCTATGCCCGCATTGCGCCTCCAGCTGATGTAAAAACTTCTTCACGTCGCCGTTCCCGCCCATCTTTTTATACTTCTCTCCGGCAATCAGACGTTCAGCCATTGGCATTTCCTCGCTCATGATCGTGAGCCGGAGGATTGCCAGATACTGCTCGTTCTGATGCTCCTGCATTTTCCCGAGCTTTTTGTCAATTTCGCCGAGATGCTCATCCTGCGTAGTGGCCTTGCCGCGCTTTTTCTGTATCGCGCTGACGATGGCATTGACTACCGCCGTCAGCGCGGACGAGCCAAGCACGGCGCAGACGAGGGTGACGATGATGGTTTTAGTATCCATGATCTTTCTCCTTTATGTAATGGTTACGATCTCCACATAAATCCCCACCAGCTCTGCCAGCGGGTGGAAGACCGCCGTGCCGGTGTCGCGGGTGCAACGGTAGGTTTGCCCGGACTG